TGGCACATACTTTTCGTCTTCAAATATACGGTAGGTTCGACGCAAATGGGCAGCATCATTATCTTTAACGATGTCTATTAATTTTCGACCATCTTTTGTCTCTATATTATTGTTCTTCAAAAACTTAGAGTCACCAACTCGTTCGCTCAATCCGCGTAAGTTTTCTTTATATTTTCTAAGACTAGGACGTAGCGTACCAGGCATTCGTTTTAAAATACCATCAGCAATCTTTTCGTCAGCCTCTTCCAGAAAAGCCTTACCACGATTTAAAATTTCAAGCCTTTCAATGTTGCCCTCTAACTCGCTTGGAGGAACCTCTTTGAACAACTTGTTAAGTGCTGTATCATAGTCTTTACGCATAAACTCTTCTGCTTTATTTGCAGCATTTGTTTTAGACTCTATAGCAAATCTGGCTTCTGAAGCAGACTCTGGCAGATAACCCTTGGGTGTAGCCATAGCAATGGCGTCTGCTTTGAATCGTTGCAAAGGAGTTAATTCATCAGGAGTCATCATGCGTTGATACAATAGGTTGTCTGCGTTTTCCGCTGCTCGATCTATCCGAGCTTTCAATGCAGAGGCTGTCGCTTGTCCTCTAGGGCTTTTAACTGCTTGACCAATGGTCTTTCCCGCCGCCATCAACGCGCCTTGTGCTACGCTACCAAGAAGAGCAGCTTCACCAAAAACTTTAGCTTTGTTCTTTAATCTAGCAAGTGTTCGTTCTTGTCCACGGAGTCCGATTAAATCTTCGGTTTGAGTAAATCCCATTTCTGCCCAGTCACCAACAGTAGTCATACCGTCATTAGAAACAAAACCGTCAGCAACTCCGGCTGCTATTATCTCTGCTGCGGCGTGACCAAACTTTTCTTTTTTAGATAAAGGTACATTAGCCAAACCTTTTTTAACACGATTAGCTTTTAAAAAAGCTCCTGCACCCTTTGCGGCAAGCCCACCAGGTAAAACAAACTGTGTAACAATCTCTGCACCTTTACCCATGATACCCTCTGGATCTAAACCAAGGGAATCTCTAATTGCCTCAGAACCTTCCGTAATAGCGTCACCGTATTCTGTGCCTAGAAAGTAATCTGGTGCGAGGGCTATTGTAGTCCCTGCTCCTTCAAGCCCTTTAATAAAACCAGAGCCTACACCTTCCCCTGTTTCTCTAAGACCAGAGCCAAGACGCTCACCAAATGTATCAACCCCATCATCAAACCCGATGATGTTGTCGGCAATTGCATAGCCAGTCCTGCCTATTGCTCCTGTGACCGCGTCCACAAAACCTATACCTGTGTCTCCGATAAGCGTATCACCGCGATCTGAGAGTCCTTTGATGTTAAAGGTTCTTTCAGAGTCTGAATCAGAAGAAGCATCTGGAAGAGACATAAAAGGGTTGTCTGATTCCGTAGATGCGGGAGCGTCTGGCAAAGACATAAAGGGATTTTCAGCCATTATAATGCTCCTGCGGGAAGACCTCGTTTTATTGCTTCAGCTTCCACTGCTTTACGATCTTTTCCGGCAGCAAGTGCCTCTTGCGCTTGAGTTAGAATAGTCTGTTGTTCGGCTGTTAACTTTACCTTGGGGGCACCACCACCTGTTTTACCGTACAAAGGATCAAGAACCTTCTGAGCTTCAGCCGATGCTTCCTCCATACTGATACCAGGGTCATTAGACATAATACTTTGAATCATTTTTGGCAGGGCTTCTATATACGTTGGCATGGGTTCAAACCCGCTACCACTACCCGATGCCGCCGCAGCCCTAGCAGCCGCTGTCTGCTTGAAGTTGTTTAGACCAAGGAGCACGGCTTGTTGTAGCTTCTGCCCAGACAGGCTTGGATCAGATGTCAGGACTCTGAAGATTGCATCGTCGATCTCTCCAACATTATCGGTATCAATGCCAAGGACAGATTGTGCAAAATCTATTTTGCTTTCATTAGTAGGAGGAAGTTCCGCAGCGACCATTACAGCATCACTAATCTTCTTCGGATCTTCAGTGGCTTCAAGTGCCGAATCAATTGTGTCTTTTTTAGTCGCCGTTTCTTTTTGCGCTTTTTCTGCGGACCCAAACTTATTAACCAACATGTCAAAGAGTCCTGTTCCTAAACCTTCAACCGCAGAGACAAAAGCACTGGCAGGGTTCCGAATGTCTACTGGTCCTGCCTCCTCAAACCCCATAGGAGTGCTTGGAGAAGCAGGGCGTGGAACTGTTGGAACAGCCGGAGCCTGTTGTTGTTGCTGCTGTTGCATCATCGGAGCAACGGTAGTTTGCACTGGAACTTGTGGTAATGCTGCTTGAACCATAGGCATTGTAGCCTGTGGTGGGGCCATTTGCCTTGGCATTGTAGGTGGTGGTGTCATGGCCCGTGGTGCAGCGGCCTGCATTAGTTCGGGAGATGACGCTAGAATCCCACGAGGGCTGCGTTTGATGCCGCCCATCATTTCTAATTTATCTCTAGCACTCCTTTGAGAAGCTCCAAACAACGCTGCGTTATGTATTCCTTGCATTTTATGCCCCGCTTACATTTTTCAAACTACCAAGACCACCAAAGATATTTGAGCCACCCGCTATGTTTGCGTTCTGTAGAATATTAGTTAGAGGACTGGCTTTAGGTGTCGCCGCCGCCGCAAGAGCGGTAGAAGAGGCAGGTAAACCTGACAAAATATCACGCATGTAAGAGAATCGAGCAAACGGTTCATACGCTTCTTCTAACTGACTTGCCCGTTGAACATCATACTCACTCTGCAACTGACGTTGTTCCAACTGACCAGTGTTAAACAGCGCGTTTACATCTTGGAATCCAAGGTTCTGTGCAGCCTCGCCAAGTGCCCCGATCCCTGTTCCTAATCCTTGGAACAACTGACCCGCTTGAATCCCGCGTTTTTGTTGATTTTCAAAAGCAGACTGCGCTTGTTCTTGTGCCGCAGTATACGCCGCCGACTTTAACTGCGCGGTAAGTTTACCTTCTTCCGCAGCGGATCGACCTATCGCCTGACCTTCAATCAAGTCACGACGACGACCAAACGCTCCCATCGATGCGGCCTCTGAACCTATCCTAGAACGTTCACGCTCCAACGCTTCTTGAATATCTAACTGTGCCGCATCAACTACGTCATCAACAAAGGGATCAAAGAAGTCTTTGTATCCGCCCTCACGTACTACGTTTCCTTCTGCATCTTTACGAGCAACTTGAGACACTTGTCCCGTATTAGGATCTGTTACGGTGTCATATACAATCTGACCACTAGGGTCGTAACGTGCAGTTCCTGCCGTGCCTGCAAGGTCCGTGCCTGACTGAAAAGTCTGAAGTGCCTCATCTAAATAAGGCTGATAGGCATCCATCATACCTTCGTAGACAACTTCTCCTGTCACAGGATCGGTGTATCCAGTCATACGACGGAGGGCATCAACCTGTGAGTCTGTAAAACCAATGACATCAGGAACAGCTACGCCACCTTCTGTGGCAAAGATAGCCTCTCCGTATTGATCGGTAAGAGCAAGACTAGGATCTGTAGTAAAGCTGCCATCCGCACCTTCGTAGAATTGTACTTTATTCCCCTCTGCATCAACAGCAGCCTGTGTTGGATCGAGGGTCGTTCCGCCCCCTTCCATCTGATAAACAGGTTGTCCATACAAAGGCGATTGGGCAGCGATACCTGTGATCGTGCCCGTCTCTTCGTCAACTTGATAGATGTTTGCTAGTAGATTTTTTAAGAACTCTTCCTGATACTCAGGAAGTAGCGTCATCTGTTTCTGGATGATTTCCTCCGCCATCAGGCTCTCCTCTCAAATTGATCCATCATCTGGTACATTTTTGCTGCCCCCCGATCTCGGTTGCCGTTTCCTGCGCCCTTCACAGCAGCCTCTGTCATAACAAACTCTCCGTCTGATAAGGCTGCTTCCTGAACTCTACCACCATTCTGATAGATCGCTGCGGGTATTGAATCACTGGTTCCAGTACCTGGACCCTCAATGTATCCACCCATTGCCAATTTTCTTGGAGTGTAACTTACAACAGGAGTACCAGGGGCCGCGACCCCACGGAAATTTGGATTGCGTTCACCTTTTGCATACTGCGCCATTTCTAAATCTGACATTACGTTTTGAAATTGTGGAAAGCGTTGTTGATCAAGTTTTTCACGAATTATACCTTGAAGTAGGCTACCCATGATTCCGTCTTTTTTTCCTTCGCCTTGCGCTTGTTGTTCCGCCAATCCCATCATTACAGCTTGAAGAGCAGGATTAGCCCCACTGGATAAAGCTGCGAGTTGCATGGCTTGAGGACTGGTAACCGCGCCCATGATACCACGGCCTATGTTTCCGGCACTACCACCCGCGCCACCTAGTGCGTTGAGCGCAAGTCCTGGTGCACCCATAGTTGCGCCTTGAAAGAACGAACCAATACCAGAACGAAAAGCATCTTCTACCGATTTACCTGACATGAGGGCACCGCCGAGACCCCCGACAAATGCACCTGCGGTACCACCTGTAAGCAACCCGGCAAGAGCACCAAGAGATTCAAACAGATTTGATTTTTTGCTTTCTAGTTCTGATCCTGATTCGTCTAGTGCCATCATGCCTCTCCTGAAATTGCTTCGGGTGCTGTTACGCTAATACTTGTACTGCGCTTTTCAGATCCTGTCCAAGCTTGTCCACAGTCTGGACAGTTTCCGCTAGGGTAGCTTGCAATCTCTTCAGGCGTGTCAACTGCGTTCTCACAGTTTACACAATGCACTGTATCAGAACTTGTTGAAGGTTTCCACTTCGATCCGTCCCGCATTGTAATAATAGTATCACTCATGATGTTGTCACCGTTACCGTTCCTACCGCACCTGTTGCCCCAGAACCACGGACATGCGGATTATTGATTAATGCTATCTTAACAAAACCTGACTGCTGAAACAATGCCCCAGTTTCAAGGCCACTATCGTCAGTCTGAAGGTTAGTCAAAACTAGTTCAGTATTGCGCCCCTGTCCGGGGTTTTGCTGCTGTGCCAAGTATACTGTAAAAGAACGAACTAACTCCGCAAAGTATTGTTGCCTGTATTCCCCCGGAGGAACAGCGAAAAAGGGAAGAGTTAAGTTTCGGGACATCAGCGTCTCCCGTCAGGTCGTATGTCCACTCTAGGGGAACCTAGTCGCCATGTCACTCCGGCAGCGTCTGACTCAACTCGAAAAGCAAAGCTGCGCCCACGTAATCGTACATGTGCATCCTGTGTGAACTGTTCCACAGGAACCGTTGCACTTTTTGTTACTGTAGAGTTTGTCGTTTGTAGGTAGTTGCCACCAGGAAAGTTTCTTGTTTTTAGTGTCATCGTAGCAGTGGGATTACCTGCGGTAGAGTTTCTAAACGTAAGGTCTGGAATCAATCGACGGATAAAAGCAAAGTTATCCCCGTCTCCTATGTCAATCTGACTAGATTCAATGTGCGCGGTGAGAGCACTTGCAGGCGTAGTTTCTCCGTTATCAAAGCCATTCTCGTGACGATACAAGTAGTTACCTGGACCCGCAGCCAAAGGAAACTCTCTAATTCCTTGATCGAGCCAAACAGAACGAGTCAAATTTCCATAGTACCAAAGCTGCTGAACGTAGTTGTATACAACATACCGATCATTTTCATCACTGCTTGCAGAAGGATAGAACCACCAGATTTCCCCGAACAATGTATTTACACCCGCAGTAACTTTTTCTGCTTGGGCTTCATTAAAGTCAGAAAACACATAATCACGAACAGAACACTGGATACGTTGCACCGTACCCGCATAAGCATAAAACTCACTTTTTCCCATCCAGAATACGTTGTCTTCTACTGCAACCGCAGCCATTGGACCACGTATAGTAAGATTTTCAGAGATAAGATTTGCACCGAAAGTAAATGGTGGTCCAAGAAACTGTAGTGAATACAGGCTGACATCTGTAAACACTACGACCTCTTGACGAGTTTCTATGGCGGTAATGATTTCTGATCCAGAACCAAGACGTATGGCTCCTGCGTTGTTAGTGGATGTTGCCGCCCAATCGGTCAAAGATTCTTGATCCGAGAACCTAATAAGCAATGGATCCTGAGTACCAATGCTATCTTCACTGTCACAACCAAACGCAAGAACGTGACGATCTCTATCAGACACAAGCACTTGTTTTGCGATAGTCGGGGTGCTATCTGCATTTGCTAGTCCAGATAATTCTACCGCTCGTGTGCCTACACCATTTGTTGCGTCCCAATAATAAATACCGCCATCCCGCACATTTATTAGGAGATCTTCTCCAAAGTTATCGTGAGACCAAATACGCAAAGTGTCTGTTGATACCACAATTGTAGCAGCGGATCCCCAAGAATTTCTTCCCCAAGTCCCTGCACCCCAACCGTTACCAAGAACTGTAGTGTTTAGACCTACATTGATTTGATATACACCTACAACAGAAGAACCGCCGTTACCTGTATCAGAAGAATTTGCAGTCACAGTCGTCGGAGTATAAACACCATCAACTGTAATACTATTTACAGAAGCAACCTCTCTTGCGAGAACAATATAATTGTTGGTGTCTACAATTCTGTTTACCTGATACTCTTGGTTTAAAACAGCAGCGGTAATATTACCACCTAATGTTGCTGCACCAGAAAAAGTAACAAAGTCATTTTCTACTGCGCCGTGATTAGCATCCGTTACTTGTATTTCGTTGGAACCATTTGTTGCGTTAAAAGTAACATCTCCCGCAGCAGTCGTTACACGAATAGGAGTGATATCGTTATACCCACCACCCTGATTTATGTAATATTTAAACGCAGTGCCTACGCCTAAAAACTCATCTAGATTCAAACTAACCCACGGATGTAAGGCACGGGCGGTGCCAAGAAAAGAATTGTTTGAATCTTTAATCCACCCACCTATTTTTTCAGGGTAACCAAATCGAAACCTAACCTTGTCCACATCAAACCAACCACCCTCATTAGAGTATGAGGTAGTTTCTTTGTTAATACCCGGTTTAAACTGGAGCTTGGTTAACGGCATTTTAATCTACTTTGCGTCTAGTTCAGCTTTTAACTCATCAGTAACTACTACCCACTCTTCATTTGTATTATCCCACCAGTATTTTTTATCTATCCCTGGTTTGTGCTCACCATACATTAAACCATCAGAAGGACACGCTACAGGAGGAAGAAAGGCACAAGTGTCTTCATCAAATACCCAAGTACTAAAGTCCTCTAAATCTGGTTTTGTTGCCCAAAGGTCTTTAATCTTATTTTGTTGTAAAAGTTTTTCTTCGGTTGTTTTTTCCACCGCTACCCACGTTTCGGTTATAGTGTTCCCTTCAATAGAAGTTTGAAGCTCAAAAAAGTGATAAACACTAGGAGGCTCCATACGAGGTTGACTTTGAGCTTTGTTATAAAAATACCAACCCTCAGGCAAACTATCCTCAGTTGCGTCTGGGGTCACTCGCACAAAGTTACTGAGTAACATAGGATTACCAACAAACTCTTTCTTTTCCTCATCGTATTGAGTAACAAATTCACTCATTAGAGATCTCCTGCGTTAGTAGATGGATAAGCGCGGGTAATCGAACTATTGCCCCACATTATACGCACGCCACCTTCGCCGCCTGCACCACCTCCCGTTGCATTTGACGCTCCTCCGCTACCGCCTGCACCAACCACTACGGTGTAACTATTGCCCGGTACAACGGTGATATTGTTTTTGTAACCCAATCCGCCGCCGCCGCCGCCAACACCTCGGTCATATTGACCACAGCCGCCTGCCCCTGGAACACCTGTTGCATTCCCTACGGTATAATTAACACCGTTAGCACCGCCAGAACCACCAGAAGAGAGGTTATAACCCCCTGAGCCTGAAACTGAGTTTGTCGTTCCGTTACTACCTTGGCCTTTTAAACCCGTTGAGCTACCTGATGCGTATGCATAACCCCCTGCACCGCCGCCGCCTTGTCCGTTTTGTGCGTTGTTTTGACCATAACTACTGTTGTAGCCATTTCCACCGCCAGAAATAGTTTTACCGCCGCCATTATAACCGCCTGCACCTCCGCCTGCGGTGGTAAAGTTACCACCATTTCCGCCATTTCCGCCGCCATCTGCTGACCCAAATTGACCTCCTCCTGCGGCATAACCTTGTCCGCTGAACCGAAATGAGGGAGCAGCGGTTGCACCGTCAGCACCAACTGCATAGAGTGTGCCAGTGCTAATAAAGTAAGACCATCCGCCGTCTCCTCCGGCTCCACCAGAAACATCTTGAGGAGCCATAGCTCCACCACCTCCTGATAAACAAACAACGGAAACAGAAGTAACTCCCGCAGGACAAGTCCAACTAAATGATCCCGCAGTAGTATAGTAATCTTGGCCTGGGTCTGCTTCTCCTTCACCGCCAGGATTAAAACCTCTTACAGATCCTCCACCAAAAGTTGAAAGCAAAGGCATATTTTTATCTCCTTATGTACCAAATTCTGTCTGTGACGCTAGAACCGTAAAGGTTGCACTAGCAGTTTTAATGATTGTAAACGTATAAACGTCGATACCTGATGCGTTACCCGCACTCGGTGCTGAACCACCAGACCATTTAGGTGTGACCGTTGAGCCATCTACTTGGTATGCATTCAGATAATAGGCCGATGAACCTTGGGTCATCACAACAGCAACAGTTAACGACTGCCCTGTCCCCAAATTTGAGTTAACATTGGCAAAGTTTATTGTTCTATTACCACTTTGATTTGCGGTATAAAACAGAACTGCATACTGATCCGTGTTAAATGTAATTGTGCCAGAAGTGCTCGTATCTGTGTGTACTTTCTCATACACTTCCTCAATGTCCAACGTACCATCAACAGTAACGCCGTCTGTGAGTGCAACGCCTGTTATGTCTACGCCTGTTGCGCTTGTGGCAAGTTTGGCTGAATTGTTATGGTAAACGGTTACTGCTCCGTCAGTAACAGCATCAATCATAGCGTTACCGTTACTTTTTTGCAGGTTAATTCCGCTGCCGCTTGACTGAAGTATTAAATTACCTGTGCCTAGTTCTACAATTTTACTATTAGACGCATCATGGTAAATCTCTAGGTCAGACCCAGTGCCGAACAACGCTTTCTCGTTATCAGGAAATGTTACATTACCACTAGCATCAGCCGTAACAACCTTGGACGCTTCAACTGTACCCAACGTCGTAATATCGTTACGGTTTAATTCAGCCGCTGTCGCCGTCACACCAAGGTTTGTCAACGCTGTCGCCGCACTCGCTAAGTCAGACAAGTTGTTTGACGCAAGTAGTGCACCAAAGTTAGATGAGATATCTGTTACAGCGGCACCCGCTCCGGCACCATCACAAAAGATCATCGCTGTTTTGCCATTCAATACACTTACATTGGCACCAGAACCTTGTGAAAGGGTTGCAGTCTGACCAGAAGCATTTCTAATAACATACATTCTTTTTGTGTCATTAGGTGCAATCGTAATAGTATTTGTTCCAGAAGGAGAACCTCCCAGATTTAAAACATGAAACTGACCATCAGAAGCAGAGCCATCTGATGTTGTCAAAGTGTGAGTTGTACCTGAAAGGGTAATATCCCCCACCCCCGTTGCTAAACGGTCAATAATATCAAAGTTAGTATTTGTGGACGTACCCCATGTACCAGATTCGTCCCCTGTGGCGATTTTCTTAATACCGCCGTTTGTTGTATAAGTAGCCATATCGTTTCCTTTACGCTGCTATTTCTGTCCAAACGACGGTTGCGTCTGGATCAATCCTATCCCAAACTAACACAGAACCGACTTCTCCGCTAGTCCCTACTCCAGTAACGCTTACAGTCGCATCACCACTCACCGCAGGCACCGTAACTTGGCCTGTTGCGGACAGCCCCGTCAGGTTTATTTTAGCAATACCTGCTCCTGATGCTGTTCCGATTTGACCTGTTGCTGCAAGCCCTGTGACACTGACATCGGCATCCGCTGTTACAGTGACAGAGCCTACACTCATTGTTGCTGCAAGCCCTGTGACATTAGCATCAACACCTGCTCCAGTCGTTATGGAAACAGAACCAACACTGCCAGTAGCGGCAATACCTGTTGTTGGTACATCAACACCGCCAACATAACCAAGTTGACCAACTTGCCCTGTAGCAACAAGACTTTGACTGATACCCCAACCTGAATCACCCCAACCTGCTCGACCCCAACCATCAAATCGAACAATAGCACCAGATCCAACACTTGGAGACAACGTGCCGACTTGCGCTGTGGACCCAAGACCCGTGGCGTTTAGAACTTGATCTGTAACAAGGGTTACGGAACCAACCGTCGCCGTAGCGGCAAGCCCCGTGCCTGGAACGTCCGATGCACCTGTAATAGTGACGGAACCAACCGTCGCCGTAGCGGCAAGCCCCGTGGCGTTTAGAACTTGATCTGTAGCAAGTGTAACTTGTCCAACGGCACCAGTAGCTCCTAACCCTGTTGGAGACGCATTAGCATCCGCTTCAACAGTAACAGATCCAACTTGTCCTGTAGCCGAAACACCTGTAACAGCATATTTTACAACTATGTTTACAGAACCAACTTGTCCTGTAGCCGCAGTGATGGGAATAGCTTCGCCCCAAGGGTTAGCCCCCCAAGCTGCATCTCCCCAATATCCGCCAGATCCTACATCATTTATGGTGACGTTGGTCATAATGTCACCTTATTTAGGCGATACGAATAATCGCGTTTGATGCGTCCGCTGCGGGGAATACGATTTGAAAATCCCCAGATGTTGAAGACTTATTAGAACCAAAGTCTAATACAACAACCGTGTCCGTTGTGCCTGATCCACCCGCCGTTTGCGAATTGTAAATCAACGCACCACGAGCAGTGATGGTTGCAGACGTAAACGTTTTATCATCAAAATCTGTTAACGCTGTTGTTCCAGAAGTTGTTGGAGTTACGTTTGTCAACGTACCGCCACCCGCAGAATACGAACCAGAGTTACTAACTTCGTTAGATGAAGTGTACGCCGTAGTCGCAGCAGTAAAGGTGGCACTGTTGTCGTACAATGCAATCTTGAATTGATCATTTCCGTTTGTGAAGTCGTGACTTCCTGTAAGCAATTCTTGCTTAAAAGAGGTGCACATAAAGTTTCCGCTGAAAGCCATTTTAAAGTCTCCTTATAAGTTCAGCAAGTTGAGGGTGTCCCGCATCTTTAAGTGCATTATACACAGTTGTACGGTCACTGTGAATAGCCTGTCTCATATAAAACGCAACAAGCTTTTCGATGTGCTTAGAATAAGCACGAGCTTGGTCTCTAATACCCGGATGAGTATCATTTGAGACCGATATTAATTTCTCTACGCAACGCTCTGCAAGTTCATCAGGAGTAAAGCCTCGATTCTCTGTCGTATTTACCTGCACCACTGATTCATGTTGTGGTACGCTTACATCTATCTTAAACATTATTGTTTTGTCCTTATCACCATACCTGTGCGGTATTGGTCAGTAGTTTCTTTTGCTTCACCTAACATTTTCACACCTGTAATTGCTTCCTGAAAACGACCTGCATACATTCCGAGGACATCCTGTTCACCCTTCATGTATATGTACGCCTCTATTAACGTCCCGTAAAGAAGAGCCATTTCAGCGTTTTCACTAAGCCAAGTTGTGCCGCTATCTGTCAATGCTGTCAAACTTTGAGGTCTGTAATAATAATGAAGTTCAGAGGCATAGGCACTGTTTGGGGCAGGCGCAACGATAAAATTGTCTACATCAAATACAGCATAGTATCGAGGCTCTCCAGTTGTAGTCCCATTAGGAGTATATGTTTGTAAAAAACTCACATCTTTAAACTCCATGAACTCTTTGTCTCCATTAGTTTTAATAAATGCCATAGAGAACGGGGCAAGAAAGTCAGGGGGACACGGTAAGTATTTCGTACCAGAGATAAAATTTGTTGTTGCATTTTTGCGGAATAAACTTAACTGCACATTTTTTAAGATACGTTCTTCTGACATCCTAATAAATGTAGGAATATTGGTCACAAAAGAAGTTTCATCATTCTCTGTGTAA